GTGAGGTACATGTCCTGAAACTTGTTGATGGTCTTGATGAGTTCTGGCGTGACGGTAGGGTCAATCGTCGAACGGTACTCCAGCCACTTGGAGAATGCCATGAAAACTTCAATCGCATCCACCACATTGGCCTTCTTGTCGAGCTTCTCGATGACCGACGATAGCTTGGCAAGTTTGTCGCCTATACCAGCTATGAGCGTGGGGTCTTCCGATTCGTTCACCTCGGTGATGAGTTTGTCGATAGTTAGCAACAGTTTGTTTACCAGCTCGGGTCGTGTCACGTTCTTTGCAGCCCTCGCCTCTTTCCACCCATCCGCATTGCACCACTTGGATATGGTGACCCTCGACACCTCTACTTTCTCTGCTATCTCGTTCTGCTCCATTCCTGCAAGGTAGAGAGAGCGTGCCAGTGATTTTTTCTTTTCTGTTTCTGCTTTTGTCATAAATCAGTTTGTATGGTTTTATATAGCAGGCGTTTTCAAACGTCTGCTTAGGAGTTTCGTTTTCACTGCAAAATTGCCTTATTTTATTGAGGTTGCAAAAAAAAGATGTAGTCACTTCATAGAAGCGTGTAGCGGTTTCATACTTTTTTGGTAGTCAGCGATTTATCGCTTAATATTGCAGTCGAAAATCGAATATAAAACGCAAATGGGAAAACGAGTAAGAATATCCAATGACAGTCTGAACAGCTACGGGTTCAGAGTACTGACGAGCGGTCTGGACGTGGCTCAGTACAACCGTAACCCCGTACTGCTCTATATGCACGAGCGTGGCAACGTGGTGGGCTATGTGAAGGACTTGAAGGTGGAGAACAATGAGGTAACCGGCGAACTGATGTTCGACTGCGCCTCCGAGCTTAGCCAACGCTGCAAGAAGCAGTTTGAGTTCGGCAGCCTGAGAATGGTGAGCGCCGGCTTGGAAATTTTGGAAACAAGCGAGGATGCGAGCGTGCTTGTCCAGGGGCAGACACGTCCTACCATCACAAAGAGCAAGCTATTTGAGGTAAGCGTTGCCGATGTCGGTGCCAATGATGATGCCCTCGTGCTTCATAAAGACGGAAAAAGAATAACCCTCGGCAGGGACGTAGATTGCCCGCTGCCGCTTTTGAATAATATTAACAAACAAAAAACAGAAGAAATGGAAAACAAAACCATTGCCCTGAATTTGGGGCTGCCTGAAACGGCAACGGAGGTAGAAATTTCTGCCAAGATTGCCGAGTTGAATGCCGTCAAGGAACAGAACGCGTCTCTGCTTCAGGAAAAAGAGAAGCTCACCTTGGCGAGAATCAACAGCCTTGTTGAGCAAGCCATCGCCGACAAACGCATTGAGTTAAACAACAAAGACCAGTTTGTGGAGCTGGGCAAGAAGATTGGCGCGGAAGAGCTGGAGAAGACCTTGAAGGCGATGCATCCTGCGGTGAAGCTGTCTTCCGTGATAGGACATCAGGGTGGTGCTCCTACAGGTGAACAGAAGTTCACAAAACTGAGTGATGTGCCAGCTGAGCAAATTGCCACCTTGCGATTGGAGAATCCTGAGGAATACAAACGCCTGTACAAGGCTGAGTATGGTATTGATTGCGAAATCTAAAAGTATAACCCTTAAAAATAGAATTGAAAATGAACAGACTCATGAAAACAGTTCTCGCACTGCTATTCAATGCGATAGTAGGTGCCGTCATTGCGCAAATGCTTGGCTTGCCTGCCATGATGGGCGCATTGACACTCAACCTGGTGGCTGCCATGGTGGGCGCCATGCCAAAAGGCGCACTCCGCGCTGGCGTATTTACAGAGATATGGACCGGCGAGCTGGTTAAGGCTTTGCGCAGCGGCCTTGAAGGGTCATGGCTGGACGGTGTGCCAGACCAGAGTTCAATAGCCAATAATGACGTGATTCATCTCGTAGATGTAGGTGTTGATCCTGACGTGTTGGTGAATAACACGACTTACCCCATTCCACTTCAGGCATTGGATGATAAGGATATTGCCGTGAAGCTCGATAAGTTCCAAACCAAGGTTACTCCTATCACGGACGATGAGCTGTATGCCATAAGCTATGACAAGATGGCTCGTGTGAAGGAAAGTCACGGCAATGCGCTGAATGACGCTAAATTTACAAAAGCCGCCCATGCGCTCTGCGCTCAGAAGAACAGTGCCACCACGCCCGTACTCACCACCACCGGAGAGCGCGACGCTGAAACAGGTCGCCTGCGCCTCCGACCAGAGGACCTTGTGGCCATGAAGCGGGCGTTGGACAAGCTCAAGGTGCCAGCAGAAAACCGCCGTCTTGTGCTCTGCCCCGACCACGTCAACGACCTGCTGCTCGCCAGCCAGAACTTCCGTGAGCAGTACAACATCGACCGCGGAACCGGTAAGGTAGGCAAGCTCTACGGGTTCGACATCTTCGAGTATGCCAACACGCCGCTCTATACGCAGGCTGGCGTCAAGAAAGCACTTGGCGCAAACGCCGAGAAGGGTGAGTTCCAATGCTCGTTCGCCTTCTACACGCCACGCGTGTTCAAGGCCACAGGGTCCACGAAGATGTATTACAGCGAGGCTTCCACCGACCCTGAATACCAGCGCAACAAGATCAACTTCCGCCATTACTTTATCTGTATGCCTAAGAAGAGCGACGCAGGCGTGGTGATGGCAAGCGGTTACAAGGAAAACGCATGATGAGCAAGCCCATGAAATATCTCGTCATCCACTGCACCGCCACGCCTGAGGGGCGCGAGGTGAACTCGGCTGAGATACGCCGATGGCACACCGCGTCACCCCCGGCAGGCAGGGGGTGGAGACACGTGGGCTACACAGACCTCATTCATCTTGACGGCACCATCGAGCGGCTGGCACCCAACAACGAAGACGACCGTGTAGACAACTGGGAGATCACCAATGGCGCGGCAGGGTACAACAGCGTGAGCCGGCACATCGTGTATGTGGGCGGCTGCGACAGCGACATGCGCCCTAAAGACACACGCACGGCAGCACAGCGCGAGGCCTTGAAATGCTATGTGCGGGAATTTCACAGTAGGTTTCCTCAAATCAGAATAGTGGGTCACCAGGATCTGAATCCTGGCAAGGCGTGTCCGTCATTCGATGTCCGGGCATGGCTTCGTGAGATAGGCATTCGACAATAAACTATAATTCACAGCAATGGGAGACACGATATTTCAAATCCTGCAATGGGCAATCCCATCGGGCGGTATCGGAGCCGCCATTGCCTGGATTGCCAACCGACGGCTCAGAACCGTCGAGGAGAAAAAAAAGATAGAGGATACCTACAAGCAGATGTACGACATGGTGAGCCGTGAGCTCATCAGTCTGCAGCAGCAAAACGAAACCAACTATGACAAAATTGAGAATCTTCGCACCGATGGCGACAAGATGCGACGGGCGCTCAACCGCCTCTCAAGGGCCATTGAGGCTATTCAGATATGCCCTCATCGCACTACTTGCCCTGTCAGCGTGGAGCTGTCGCTCGACCAAGACAGTGACACGCCAAAGCCTGCACGAGGAAAGCATCAGCCTGCAAAGGGACAGTCTCACGGCGACGGTGACACAAACATGGCAGAAGTCAGTGAGGGTTCCCATGTCGACGGTCGGTCTCAAGCTGCCACTCGACAGCATCAGGCAGCTGCCACCAGGGGCGGCGTACACGGCAAGGGACAAACAGGCGGCTGTGAGGCTCCAAAGGAAACCGGCAAGGGCGAATGAGCCTGAGCAAATCATCATTGAGGCACAATGCGACTCTCTGGAGCTGGTAGCCGCAAGTTACTCAAAGAGCATCATCACGCTGAAACGGCAACTCAATGAGGCTAAGCGGTTGAACAGCGAGTTGAGGGAAACGGTAAAGGAGCGCGCATCCCCTGGCCTCAAAATTATATTCATCGCCTTCATCGCTGGGGTGGCGGCCGGCATAGTATTAACCATTTTAATAAGAAAGATATGGCAAAAAGTGTTTTAGACGGAACTGACCTCATCCTATCTATCGGTGGGAATGCACTCGGTTTCTCGACAGGCTGCAAGGTTTCTACCTCTGCCGAAACAGGAGAGCGTGTAACCAAGGAGGCTTCAGGCGGCAAATGGAAAGAGAGTTATATCAAGAGCTTCTCGGAACAGATCACCGCCGATGGTGTGGTACTTACGGACGGAACAGCAGAAGTTCCAAGTTATGACCAACTGAAAGATGCAATGCTGAAGGGTGAGCCTGTTGATGGCGCATACAATCTCCGTGACGGTGACAAACGTACAGGAAAAGCCAGCGGAGGGTATAAAGGTAAGTATCTCATCACGTCATTGGACCTTGACGGTCAAGCTGGCGACGATGCGAAATATTCCATCACCTTGCAGAACAGCGGTGCGGTAACGAAAGCCGACTCTGGGCTGTCAGGCGGAAATTCTGTATCACCTAGAGGATAAAAAGAAATTATTATGAACGAAAAGAAACTTAACAAGCTGAAGATAGCCGGCAAGGAATATCCCTGCCGTGTAACTATGGGAGCAATGGTGCGCTTCAAACATGAGGCAGGAAAGGACGTGAGTGAACTGAAGCAGACCGATATATCGGAACTGGTACTCTTCATCTTCTGCTGCGTGAAGAGTGCGTGCCATGCGGACAAAGTGGACTTCGACATGGACTTCGAGATGTTTGCCGACTCATTGGAGCCGGACAGTGTCAATTCCTTCTACGAGGAAATGGCTGTCTCACAAAAAAAAACGGAGAACCCGGTGCGAGGCAAGTAAGCATTGACGAATTGCTGGGATTGGCCTTGGGGTGCATCGGGATGAGCAGGGATGACTTTGAACGGTGTACCCCTTTCGAGTTCTATGAAGTGTGGAACAGGTGGGGGCAGCAACATAAGGACAGAGAACGTTCCGAATGGGAACGGGCAAGGGTGTTGGCAATGTTCTTTATCCAGCCATACGTAAAAAGTAAATTGACGGCACATGACGTTCTTCCCCTACCGTGGGACGAGGAAGACAGCAGTGTCAAGAGGGAGGAAATCAGTAAGGAAGAATTCAACAGGCGTTTCGAAGAAGCGAAACGGCGTAACGGACTAAAATAGCACAACCAAGATGGCAAAGGTAGTAGAATTTCAAATTAAGATAAAAGGTGTCGACGGCAATGTTCTGAAAAACCTGAGCGTTGAAGCTACCGGGCTGGAAGACGCTTTGGCGCAGGTAGGCGATACTGCACGCAACACAGGCTCACAGCTGAAGGAAATGGCGGCAAAGAGCATGGTGTTCGAGGGCGCAATGCGGTCTATAGAAACTCTCCGTGATATGGTAGGTGGTTTGGCAGCTCCTTTTAACAGCTTTGAAACGGCTATGCGCAGTGCCAATACGATGGCTGGCAAAAGCGGAGAGGAATTTGATGCACTCTCCGATAAGATTGTCGGGTTGAGCAAGAACATACCATTGGCCCGCGAGGAACTTGCTAATGGGTTGTACCAGACCATATCGAATGGTGTGCCCGAAGACAACTGGATAGCCTTCTTGGAGCAGTCAAGCAAGGCTGCTGTCGGCGGACTTGCCGACTTGGGGCAGACCGTAACCGTAACTTCAACCCTTATCAAGAACTATGGACTGAGCTGGGATCAAGCCGGGGCTATTCAGGATAAGATACAGATGACCGCCAAAAATGGTGTTACGAGCTTTGAACAACTTGGTCAGGCACTGCCCCGTGTCAGTGGAAGCGCCTCCCAGCTGGGCGTGTCAATGGATGAGCTTATGGCGGTCTTCGCAACCACGACCGGCGTTACCGGTAATACGGCAGAGGTCTCTACCCAGCTGTCTGCCGTTCTGAACGCGCTCATTAAACCGTCCGCGGAGGCGACAAAGGCAGCGGAGGCTATGGGCATAGGCTTCAATGCGGCAAGCGTGCAGGCCGCAGGAGGACTTGAGAACTTCCTGTTAGGACTGGACGCAAGCATTCAGGAATATTCTGCCAAGACGGGGCAGCTTAGTGAAACCATCTATGGACAACTGTTCGGCAGTGCGGAGGCATTGCGACTGCTCGGTTCCCTGACAGGTGAGCAAAAGGACAAGTTCTCGGAAAACATCGGAGCAATGGCCGACTCTGCTGGTACGATAGACGAAGTCTTCAACGAGATGTCAAGTACGGGGGACAGTGTCGGGCAAATGCTGAAGAACCAAGTACAGTCCATGCTCGACTGGGCGGGTTCCTTGGCCAGCACTTCCGCTCCCTATATGGAAATGATCGCCAACATGGGACTGGCGTTAATGAGTATGGCACAACTGAAAGGCGGTTTGGTAGCCGTTGTGTCCGGATTGAGGGCTGTCAAGATTGCCACTCTCGCACAGGCTGCAGCCTCAAAGATTGCCGTACTTGCTTCCAATGCTTGGAAGATAGCACAGATAGCACTGAATTTCGTGCTGAGTGCCAATCCTATTGGAATAGTCATTATGGCGATAGCCGGACTGGTAGCCATATTGGTGGCAGCCTATAACAATAGTGAGACTTTCCGCAACATCTGCGACCAAGTATGGGCTGTGGTAAAAGACTTGGCTTCCGCTGTATGGGACTTCCTTGTGAAAGCCTTTGAAAAGGCAAGTGCTGTCATCAAGGAGGCTTGGGAATGGGTAAAGAAGTTCTTTGGCATAGATGACAGCGGTCCTGCAAAACAGACAGGAGGAATAGAAAAGCAGACCAAGGCGCTGAAAGAGAACACGAAGGCAAAGACCGAGAATGCACAGGCGGCACTCAAAGGGAACAAGAAGTTCAATTCTCCTGTCAGCGGCAGCGACAAAAAAGACAAAGATAAAAAGAGGAACAAGAAAGAAACCGACCTGTATGACGGAAAGAAACTCATAGCCAACGCCACGAGTTACAAGGAGCTTGGCAACAATATCCAGTATTATCAAAACAAACTCGAAACGACCAAGGGAACGGAAACCAAGGCCATCTCCCTTTATGCCCAGAAAATAGCCCTGCTCCAAAAGCAGCAGGAAACCATCAGCCGTATTCAGGATATGGCTGCACGCCCTACGGAGTTGAAATCCCTTGAAGACATCAACAATGAGATAGCCTACCAGCAGACACTCCGGGAGCGTGCCACGAAATCAGATCTTGCCGGGATAGACAAGGAAATACAGCGTTTGAACGACCTTAAAACGGCATTTGAACGCAGTGCGCACATAGATGTAGGCATTGACAAGATAAAGACATACAAACAGCTGGAGGAAGAGATACAGTTCTACTCAGACTTGCTGAAGACCGCCACGGAAGAGGAACGTATCGAAATACAGAAGCAAATCAATGCTTTGAATGACCTACACAAAAAGTGGGACGATACACTGGACGAGCTGAAAAAGCCTGAAGATATTTCAAGGCTGGACAGCATAGAGGATCTGGATACAGCTATCAGCTACTACCAGTCCAAGCAGAAGAAGGCAAGTGCCTCGGAAATATCCGAGATAGAGCGTACCATTATGGCACTGGAGAAGAAGCGTGATGCCATGAAACAGCTGACACGTATCCCTGAACTGCAGGACGAGGTGGGCAAGCTCAATGGTATGAACGGCAGGGAACTTACGTTGGAACTTCAGGTAATGGGCTTGGATGGCGTGAAGAAGCGTATCAAGGAGCTGCAGGATATGCTCTCTGATGCGAAGAACCCAATGGACGAAAGTCAGCGTGCTGAAGTGAACAAACTTGTCGAGAGTTATGAGAACTACCAGAAGATCCTTAAAAAGAGCAACGTTACCGTGGAGAAGTCGTGGAGTTCTATCAAAGGTATAGGTGGTGGCATCTCTTCGCTGACAGATGCTCTTGAGGGCAATCGAGGAGCTTGGGAAACCATTGTCAGTGTAGTGGACGCAGCTATACAGATTTATCAGGGCATCAACAGCATCATTGCGATTGTGCAGGCACTCACTGGTGTTACGCAGGCAAATACCGCAGCCACAATGGCACAAGGCGTGGCCAAGACTACAGAGGCTACGATAGACACCACGGCTACAGGTATTGAGGTTACGAACAGCGCAGCTCGGACTGCCGCTACTCATGCGGAGACTACAGCCGATGTCGCAGGTGCAGCTGCCAAGACAATGAAGGCCCATGCGAGCATACCCTTCGTGGGCATAGCAGTGGGCGTGGGTATGGTGGCTTCATTGGTCGGCATGATGATGTCTCTTCCGAAATTTGCCAACGGAGGTCTGGTCTATGGACCGACACTCGCCCTTATGGGAGAATATGGCGGAGCAAGCTCCAACCCTGAAGTAATAGCGCCACTTGACAAACTAAAATCTCTGATAGGCGATACAGGCGGCGGTTTCAGCGGCAGGCTTGAGGCAAGGCTCAGAGGACGGGACATCGTGATAGCCCTTGCCAACGAGACGCGCATTAACAGGAAAAAGACGAATATAAAAATATAACAAATATGTACATACACGGACATTTCTACAACCAGCTCAACGAGCGCATAGAGGTGCATATCCTCACGAAAGGCAGCCATACGCCCAACATGGAGATAGGGGCGAAGGATAGCGGCATCAGCTGGACCGACGACCCCGTGGACATCACGAGCCAGGTTAGCGACACCTTTGACGTGCTGCTCTGTCAACAGGCGAGCGTGAGGCTGCTGACAAAAAATTTCGTGCCCGACTTCTTCTGCGCGTCATGCCGCGACGTGGTGGTCAACATCTATCGTGAGGGGGAATGTCTCTTCGCCGGATTCGTAGAGCCACAGACCTACTCGCAGGGATATAATGAGGAGCAAGACGAGATTGAGCTGAGCTGCATCGACATACTCACGGCGATGCGGTATGCCAAGTACCAGGACGTGGGAACGCTGGGGGTGGCATACGCTGGCATCAAGGCCACGGCAAAACAGCGCACGATGGCAGACATCATCATCCAAATGCTCAGAGACATCACCAAGGGGGTCGATGTCAAGGGACAGGGAAAGGAGGCATTATTATATGACGGAAGCCGCGCTGTCGACAGGCTCGAACAGGACAAATATTCGCTTTTCAGCCACCTTTCCGTCAATGAGCTGCTCTTTCTTGGCGATGACGAGGATGAGGTGTGGCAGCAGGACGAAGTGCTGGAGGAAATACTCAAATACCTCAACCTCCACATCAGGCAAAAGGGCTTTATATTCTACATATTCGCATGGGAAAGCGTAAAGAGCGGGGAACCCATTCGGTGGCGTGACCTCGTCAGCGCACAAGAGTCAGTCACCACAAGGCAATGCGTGGACATCAGTAACAGCAACGTCGTTGGACAGGACACTACCATCAGCGTTGGAGAGGTCTACAACCAGCTGCTGCTCACATGCAAGACCGAGAGCGTGGAGAACGTCGTTGAGAGCCCGTTTGACAACAACACACTCGGGACCCCCTACAACGCCAAGCAAAAATACATGACCGAGTACAGTTGCGATGGAGAGGGAAACTCCTCCATCGACGCTTTTGACGCCATCACGCATGGAAGAACGACTGATTATGACGGAGCCTACATCACCCACTGGTTCGTTCGCGTCATGGAGAACCAGCAGTGGAGGTTCCCTGTCAACGGTACGGGAAGCATCATGCAGCAGTACAGTCAAAGTGGGCGCAACCAGCAGGCGTTGCCCAACGCATTGAGAAACAATGACGCAGCTGCCATCATCGCTTTTGGAAAGGTCGAACAGCCATGCGCGGTAAAAGACAACGCACCCATCGCAAAAGTGCAAATGACCAACTATCTTGTCGTGAGCGTCAACGGAAACGGTATCGACAACAACCCAGCGAAAGTGTTTCCAAACGAGCAAAGTCTCAAGGCATCCATTCCAAGGGCTGTATACGAGGGAAGTGCGTCGGGAGGGGTATTCTCACCAAGCGATGACAAGACAACCAACTACATCGTTATCAGCGGAAACGTTATTCTCAATCCCCTCATGCCGCTCACCGATAATTTCAGGGCCATCAACGACTACCAACCCAGCGAAGCGTACGCAGGAACGGGAATCAGGCAGTGGTGGCACCACACAGTGCTGGCAAAGAACAACCAAAACAAGTATTACACCCAACAGTGGTGGAAAGCTGGCACACCAGCCGAAGAGCCGGTATGGGACAAGGATACCACGCTCGGACTGGTACCCTTCACAGGGTCGGCGCCAGAGCAAATCGAGTTCAACTACAGTGCCATTGGAGACGGAACAGACAGAATTTCAAAAGTGGCAGTGCTGGCTTGCATGCTCATCATCGGAGACAAGTGCGTGGTTGAGGAGGGAGACGGGGGCAGTCCCGAAAACTTCAAATGGAGAGAATACAAAACCAGGGAACAGTGCGACAGCGACGACGAGTATTACCAGCAGTGCTTCACCATTGGGTTTGATCCAAAAGTCGGAGACAAGCTCATCGGAAGAAAATTTGACATACAAAACAACATCAGCTACAAAATGGGGATTGACGTCGAGGGAACCGCCATCCCCATCAGACAATCCTATAAGGTAAGTGGACAGGTCAAGTTCATGATACTCGGACCGGTAAACGCCACATGGGAGAACATCACGAGGAGGCACCCCACCTTCTTCAGGCATACCAAGTGGACCAGCAACACCATTTCACTACTGGCGAACGTCAGCAGCATCTTCATTGAGGATTTTCAGGTGAAGGTGTACAGCGACAATGGGATGATCGAAAGACCGGGCGACAGCGACATCGTCTATATGAGCGACGACAAGCAGCAGTTTGTTAACAGGAAGGATGACATCGAATTCAAAATCAACTCGGCACTCACCTCAGACGAATGCAGGCAGCTGGGCGTGGCACAGGGGGTATGCATGAGCACGCCACTCAACTTGCTCACCGGCGACGGGGTGGTCAAGATCTACGACCACACAACGAAGAGACAAGCAAAGCCGGAGCAGCTGTATGTTGACAGCTATTACAACGAGTACCACCAGCCGAGAATTCTCATGACCCAAAAGCTCATTGATAAGAAAGGAGGCTATGTCAGTACATTCGTGCATTACAGGCATCCGGCACTGGGAAGGAACTTTTTCGTACAAGGCATCACAAGGAACCTCGAATCGGGGGAAGCTGAAATGTCGTTAAAGGAGATTGAGAAATGATAGACGTAAAGATTATCAAGAAACCGAAAAATAAGGCTACAACGCCAACAGTCAGGACACCCGGAGCAGCCTATGGAGACAAGTCCGTCAAGGAGGCGGTACACGCCAGCAAAGCCGACACGGCGAAAATGGCGGAAAAGGCCATCATCGCCGAACAGGCAGAGCATGCCAAGAAAGCGGACGAAGCAACGAGGGCGGATGAGGTGAGCTTAGAGTCAAAAACACTCTCGCACTTCCTACGAAACGACATACCCAACACAGCAGCAGAGGTCGTCACCTTCCTCAAGGGAGTCATCGCAAAGGCGGTGAGTTATTTTAAGGGAATTGTCAATGATGGCGACATCAACAACGATGGCGACATCAACAACGATGGCAACATTACAAACACAGGCAACATCAACAACTCGGGGGACATCAACAACTCGGGAAACGTCAATACCAAGAACCTCACCGTAACGGGGAAGGCGACATTCTTTGAGCTGGAAATACTCAAAGCGAAGGCGGCGGGCGGGATTATCATACAGAGTGCAGCAACGTTCAAGGTAGATGATTGCGAGGAAACGGCAGATGGCTATGAGTGCTATCAACGAGCAGAGCAAGACGGTGTGAAGCTTGTGCAGATGTGTGAGGTGAATGACCAGATGATGTGTTACGGTGGGTTCAACGTAGGGGTTGGAACGAATCACAATGTCTGCAATCACTTTTATTGGCGACTGGTCATCGCTGCTCCTACAACGTCTGTCAGGCGAAAAATAAACGGTGAAGAGGTAGAGTGCCTGAAGATTGTACTGAGCAGGACGGATTGCGCCGATAACAGCGATGTGCCACTTGTAGGTGATGAAACGGCACAGATAGGAAATAGAACCAACACAGACAGGCAGAGCGTCATCGTGAATAGTGCTTACAAGAGTATTGACGTCGGACTGGTGGCGCCTTACTGGGCAAAGTATGTCGGTGTGAACAGCTATGACCTAAGCAAGCATAAGGAGACGTATCTTGCACAGAATGACAATCAGATAGTGGGTAACTTGAGGGCGAGGAGCTCATCGGGTGAGATAAGACCCGTACCTGTGTTGCTCGGTGAATGGAAAAGCGGAAAGGAATACGGCTACTATGACAGCGTAACACATGACGGTAGGCAATGGCTGTGCATCGTAGAGCCAGGTAAGAGAACGACAGAAGAACCAGGCAAGGGTGATGCATGGATGCTGTTGGTGGACAAGGGCAGCAAAGGAGACAAAGGGGATGACGGGGAGAGTAGTTATACGGTAAACATTTTCACCGATACGCCAAACGGCAACATCATTCGTAACGGGCAAGGCTCTGTCTGGCTTTTTGCCGTGGTGTATTATGGAACGAAAGAGATTACCGAAACGCTGAAAGACTGGCAGTTCTCGTGGGTCATCCATAGCGGTAATCCCGAGTTTGACACTATTTGGAACAAACGGCACCAGCAGTGCGGAAGCAGAATAGAACTGAGTGCGCAGGAGGTGAACAACATGGCACAAGTGGAGTGCTTGATCTGTGATAACGTTGAACTTTGAACTTTGAACTTTGAACTTTGAACTTTGAGGTTTGAACTTTATGGTTAGCAAAGCTATCAACTCGTGAACTTAAAAACTCATGAACTCATAAACTTAAAAGCTATCAACTCGTGAACTCGTAAACTTGTAAACTCGTAAACTAAAAAATCATAAACTCAAAAACCAGCCTATCTACTCCCCTCCTTTGAAGGGGCTGGGGGGAGGCTCCTAAAAAACTTATTTTATGAACAAAATTTTATCAAGAGGACAAATCACAATCGTAGATTTGAATGACGCAAAGCAGGTATCCATGATACTGCAAGTGAAAAATCCGTCGCAGATGTACAACCCTGACACCAAGGTGTATGTACCAAATTTCAGCACGGACAAGAATACGATTACACCTAAAGTGTATGTGACGGGTAGTGGACAAAACATGGTCAGCGCACTCACTGCTATCGAATACGACATCAATGGTACCAAAGTGCAGGCTGGAAAGAGTGTTGGCGGATATTCTGTGGGAGCAATTAGTGCAGGGGCGGTGCTTACCATTGCAAGCAACATTTCCTCAAATGCGTTGAACATCAATGTCAAGGCTACCTACCATGACACATTGACAAACGTCGACACGGTACTTGAGGCGCAGACGCAGGTCATTAAGTCCACATCAGCAGGAGCACTTCTTCAAGTGGTGCTGACACAGCCGAAAGGAAACAGCTTTGATACGAGCATCACAGAACTGACAGCGCATGCCGAGTGCTATCGTGGCGGTGTACACGATACTTCTATTCAGAAGTTTCAATGGCAGAAACTGAATTTTGCTAACGGCACGTTCGAGGATATTTCTACAGGGGTACAAACAAATGGTGGTAACAGCACGCTCACAGTACATGCTGATGATGTGTTGAATGTACAGACTTACAAGGTGATAGCCACTGACGATGGGCAAACCTCCGAAGCCATCGTCACGTTCGAAGACCGCACTGATCCATACGAGGTAGTGCTGCATGCCCCAAAGGGAAATGTCATCGTCAATGGCAAGGGAGAAATAGATATCAACGCCGAGGTGTGGCAAAATGGCGTGAAGTTAGAAGATGTGAGCGCACAGACATCTAAGTTTACCTACACATGGACGAAGTACAACAAGGCAGGTGCTCGAGAGAACTTCACTGGCACATCGTCGCCCACAAAGACGGGAAACCCTTTGAAAGTATTGGCCGCTGACGTAGACCAGAAGGCAACTTTTGTGTGCGAGGTTAGAAAAGCATAAAGAAGTGGGAAATCGAAGGAGGGGAGAAGCCTCTCCCCCGACCCCTCCCCAAAAGGGAGGGGGGTAATTAGCAAAACTATCAACTCTTAAACTCGTCAACTTGTAAACTTAAAAACTTAAAAACTTAAAAACTCATTTCATGAACAAAGTATTAACCAGAGGCATTATAACAATAGCAGCGGTGAATGACGGCAAGGACGGACATTCACTGACGGCAAAGGCTTTCATAGAGGGCAGCTACCGCAACGGACGCACCAAGGGTGTGAAAAGCTATGTGAAGGTGTTCTATGACGGGCAGGAGGTGAAAGACTTCACGGTGAGTTACAGATACAAGGGCGCAGGACAGGCGGACTGGGTAAAGCCTCAAACCAATAAGGTGGATTATTGGGTTGACGCTCAGCGAGACGGCAGCACGCTCTTTGTGGAGTATGTGGTGGAATACAAGGGCTTGAAAGCCGTTGCGACAGGCAGGCTCGACAACATACAGGACGGCAAGGACGGTTTAGACGCTGTCGTTTTCAGGCTTATTCCAAAGATAGAGAAAGCTGTGGTGCATGGCACTAAGCGAGAAAAGGCTAAGGTGGTGCTGTTTCTAAAATATATGATAACACGGAAAGAAGGCGAGAAACATTATTTAGAATTAGGAAGGCTTGACACTTTCGGATTATCACTGACCATAGAACCGTCTTGGGCATCGTTCGAGGTTAAGTGGGAAGATGGCAAGCCTTACTGGGTGACAGAGGCTACATACGACTATGCTGATTGCTTTGACGCCACACCTTTCTTTCGTGTCTGTTTGATGCAAGGAGGAAAGGTTTTGGATGCACGGACTATAGGCTTACAATATGAGGTAGAGTCAAACTTTGATTTTGGGAATAAAGTTGACGGATTAGACGGTAAGATAGACGGCATAGCAGGTAAGGTAAGCACACTTGACGGTAGGGTTAGCGTTTTTGAAACCACGATAGACCAATTTCGCACTGAGGTAAAAGACAAGGTGAGCCGTACGGAGCTAAAGCAGACCGCCGAAAGCTTCAGCTTGACGGTGGCGAATGGTACACGCCCAAACTTGCTGTGGGGAAGCGATTTCGACCTCGATGGAGTTGACACCACCAACAAGAGAGCCATTCAGAAGCATTTGGGAGTTGAATTAGCAGAAATTGGTTTCAGTGAGTGGTTCGAGTACCTCAAAGGCGGTGGCGTGGCTGGGGCGGATGCTATACACATCAAGAACGTGTACAAGAGCAATGGCTGGATTAAGTGGACGAATGTTGCGTGGAAAGCCGTGCCGTTAAAGCCGCACACGAAATATACCATATCCGTTTGGATGAAGTTCAAGTCGTATGGAGAATCTGGTTGTTTTTATGTTGATTGCGCCTCTGACGATAATAGGTACAACTTTGGTGGCTACCTACACAGTGACGGAAATTATACCAAATCTGACATAGACAAATGGAAGCGCATGTGCTATGTGTTTGACAGCGGTGATAGCAGTCAGATGAAACACTTGTTTCTCGCCTGTCTCGCCGATGAGCGTGAGGGTGCGCAGTGTGAGCTTTGGCTTTGCCACCCCAAGCTCGAGGAG